TTATCCATATTTGGAAGGATTTTTCTGTATTTTCGGTATTCATCCACCGTCAAAATCGAAATCTTATCTTTACAATGTGCATATTCTGTCTGACCGTCCATAGAAAGTAAATCTCGATCAAACTCAATAACTGCATCTTCTCCAAGCTCGTCCGTAATTTTTTTAAGAAAACGAGTGTTTAACTCATTTCTCAGTTTACTTGAAATCCAGTTATTTGAAGCTGAATCAAATGTTCTTTCTTTTCCATCAAATCCATTCAAAATGGCAAAATATCCTTTTTCTGTCTTATCCAGAATCAGCCATTCCATACCAGCAAGTTCAATAGCTTTTCCGATTTCCGGCTTTCCGATGTGCTTTTTCTTGAATTCTGCGAACTCTTTACTTAATCTGGATAATTCATCATCAAAATATTTCAGATTTTTCTTCATAATCATTCCTCCACCTTAGATACAAAGATATTAGATTTTAAGATACAAACTGGGCGAACCCCATTTTCGCTGATGCAAATGAAGTCGTTGAAATCGCCCGAAGGGGAAACAATGGTAATACTTTTTTTCCATCCACGTTCTTCCGTTGACCATGGCGATAATGTCCAATACCAGTCGTTCAGATCATTGTTCGGTGTAATATCTGTGTATTCTCGTGCTTCATCAAATGTAATTGGACGGATTTTACAATCAACAGTCCCCAATTTCTGTCCATCCGCAGTGATAATATCTGCTGTGTGTGTTTCGACATTTTCTGCCCCGAATTCTTCTTCGAAGTCTTTCAGAATTTCAGTGTCACACAGTTTCTTTACGTTTGATGTTTTGTAATCTGAGGTATCACCAAACTCTACATTTTCTTTCACCAGATCAAGCGAAATAATTTTTGTTGTATCTCCATACTGTTCCAGAACCTTGTATTTACGCTTTCCAGTGGTCTGAAATACTTCTCCTCGTTTCAGCGTTGACAACTCAACCTTTCCGGTTTCTTCCTGCTTTTCCAGAAGTTCAACCAGTTCCTTTGCTTTCTGTAAAATTTCTTTATTGTTCATATCACATTTCCTCCTGTTTCATAAAATCCGGAATCTCTGGCTCGACAACTGCTGCCGGAACTGGTTCTTTCTCGGCTAGCTTAACGACTTCTGCGACTGTCGGCTGTTTCGGCTGTTCCTCGATTGCCATTGGCTCTGGAATGAATTCCTCCTTGTTGGCATTCTGTTCGATTTCATAAGCAACTTCATGTTCAATAATGTCCTGTTTTGGAATTTCTTCTGTAGCTTCCTCAACTTCCTGCACGAAAACATCGCCATGAGTGTTTATGATCTGTTTTAAAGCACGATTGATAACGGTTTTCTTTGCCATCTGGTCAGTAAATTTCTGATGCGTTCCATTGCCATTTTCCTTGTAACCATAGCCCTGTGACCAAGCCTGCTTGATCTGCTTCATGTTCATTACTTCCAAATGCTTTGTTCCATTTTCCATCAGCACTACTGCATACGCTCCGAGAATCTTATCGTTGTCAATGTTCATAAAATCCTGCTCGTGGGAATCCAGAACCTTATTTCCATCTTCAATATGATATTTGAATTTATCTCCTTGGTAGATGATCTCTGCGTGAATATCTTTCATTCCGTATCTTCTGGCAATCGTCATATTTCCGAAATACGATCTCTGGAACTGGCACTGACCGGCATAACTAACGAAATATCCCTGTTTTTTCTGCACTGAAAGTCCAAGAGTTGCCATATTCATAAGGCTATTTGCAATGCTTGTGGATGTGCAAGATTCCAGAACCGGCTTATTATTTTTGTCTTTTGTTTCCTTGAGCACCAGATATGCTCCCATAAGTGCATTACTGAGATTGTAGTCCTTTGGAAAAGAAAGACCATATTTACATTTTTCTTCAAGCTGTTTTGTCAATCCGTCAATAAACTGATTGTTAATCACAACTGCTGCCTGCTGTTCTCCTACTGTTGCTAACTGTGTTTTGTTTGCCATTTTAATTCTCCTTTTCTTAATGATTTACTACTTTTGCATCATGAACGGAATTATATGTTATTCTTTTCACTCCAAACGGGCTTCCGGTCTTTACAAACCTGTGGTAATGTAAATCGCAGTATCCCCTTCCGTGGCATGGCTTATCGCATCCATTAACTGAACAAATATTTCTCTTCCTTGGATTTTCGTTCATGTATTTTTTTAAACTTTCTCCATTATTTAAAATTCCCGCACATTTTCGACTGCAAGTAATACTTTTTCGACGTTGAAATACTTCATACGTTTTTCCACAAACTACGCAAGTTTTAAACCTTTCGTCGTATGTCATTGGGACATGTACTTGTTTATTGGGATTTTCTTCTTTTACATCTTTGCCTTGCGCAAAGTACAGTTCACACCATTTGATAGCAGCTAATTTTTGTTCTCGATTATTGAAGTGCCACTTATTTACAGTTAAAAGATTGAACACCTTTCGGTCTGTTAAATATAGATTTTCTATCTCACAGTTAAGACTGTTACCGTCAAGAAATACTATTAGCTTCCCTTTTGGTATTTTTCCGTGGTACTTTTCCCAAACAACCTGCTGTTTCATTTTGTAATGCTGATGTTCGGGCACAGTCTTATCATTGTTTACTCTCACCATGATATACTTCCCGCTTATATGCTCTGATCCTATTTCTGGTGGTGGTAAATTTCTTTTAATTCTATTGTTTATACAGAAAGTTTCTATTTGTTTTCTAGTTTTTTTAATTTCAAATTTTTCGTTAAAAAGCATTGTAGTTTCTTCGTAAGAAAACTCCGAAAGTGTTTTTGTAAGAAATTCTCTTTGTTCTTCCGTAAAAGTGCAATTTTTACCTTTGGGATTTATAAATCCATGTCTTTTACATGTTGCATGAAGCAATCTGTAGTCTTTTGGAACTCCGAAAACATCTTCAAATTGTCTGCTAAGTTCTCTAAAACTACCGTTTTGGCAGTTACTTTCAAGCCATTTCAGTTGTTCTTTGGTGTATCCTCTCATCGCTATTTTTCACCAACTATCTTTGAAATAGTGCTTTCTTTGTTGAGTTTTCCCTCTGAAATCAGTTTATCTGTTCTCAAAACAACATCCGCATTATTAATCATCTGCTTGGCAAGTCTTGCAATCATGTCGGACTTCTCATTCTCTTTTTTTGTTTCCTCGTTCGACATATCCATTTTGTTTGTAAGTTCAATTCTTTCTCCAAGAATTTTCTGTAATTCATATAATGTCATATTTATACCTCACTCTTTCTTTAACTGTATTTCCTAAACTTCTGTTACTGTCATATCCCATCAATAACTTTCAAGAGTATTAATTGTGCACCTGTCTTAATCACAATAGTTTCTACTGCAAAACGGGCATCCTGTAATCAGATAATGTCCGGCACTTTCTACTGAAATACCATGTGTTTTCTTACCGTATCTGGTTCTTCCATTTTCGGAATAGATATTCTGATGGCAGTCCCAACAAATACCATTGTCCGGTGCAAAACGCGGATATTCATTCTTATCACAGAACTGTTCCTGTGCCTTGATAGCCTCTGAAATATTGTACGTCATGTTAGAATCCCTCCACTTTTAACTCGTTGTCAGATACTTTCAAGTAAATAACCTGCTGCTCCATCTTCGGAAAACGCTCTTCGTTCACGGATTCTGCATCGTCAATCCAAATCGGAAGTTTCAATCCGTTCAGTTCCTGCAATCCTGCCACAAGGTCAATGTTGCACAGAATCTGATCAGAGTGATTCAATCCATCAAAATATCCGATTCCGTCACAAATCATCTTACAAACTTCCACCGGCTCACCGTCCTGCGTATAGTCGAGGAATTGGAACTGGAAGTGCTTAAAATGTGGATTGATAGCTTCTGCCAGTGCCTGATTTTTTTTGATGGAAAATTCTTTCAACATGTCAAGTTTCTGCTGAATATCGGAATCTTCCTGACCTAATTTCTTTCTGTCCGCATTTAGTTGTTCAAGCGTTTCTGTCTGTTTCTGAACTGCCTGTTTTGCCATCTCAATTTTTGTTTCGATTCCTGTAAGTTCCTTTTCAGCAGACATTCTTTCTGCCTGAACTGCTGCATTTTCCTCAGAATTATTAGTCAGTCCGTCAAGCTGTTCCTGTTTCTTCTGGATTTCTGCTACAACTGCCTGATACTCTTCGTTTCCAGACATATCTGGCTCTGACGGAAGCTTCTCTAATTCATGATTTTTCTGTGAAATCTCAGATGCCAGAGTAGAAATATTTTTCTTTGTCTGCTCAATCTGCGATTCGATGTCTTTGCGCTTTTCCTCAACTTCTTTTCTTCTGGCTACTTCGGAATTGCCTTCTTCTGTAATGTCTTTAAGTTTCTGCTGTTTGTCTGCTTTAAACTGCTCTTTTTTCGCAAGTTCTGCATGGATTCTTTCCTGTTTCTTCTGCTCAAATTCAGTTTTAAGACGTTCAACCTGTTCTTCTGGCAAATTCTGTCCACAGGTCGGGCAAATAGCTGATTCGGGATCAAATTTTTCGTTCTGTATGGCATTTAAAGCCGTTTCATCAAATGTAGACGCATACGTCTGTTTATATTTCTCCTGTAAAACCGTAATTCTCTGCTGAATGCGTTCCGGTTTTTCGGCAGTTGCCATAAGGTTTTCAAGTGTGCGAAGATTTTCTTCTTCCTGTTTCTGCTTGAATCGTCTGTCATTTAATAAGGAGACGATTTTTCTCTTTTCTTCCTGTAATGCTTCTGCTGCATTTGAGACGATAGCATCTCTGGACTTCTTAAGACCTACAATTTCATAGGAAAGTTCATCATATGCTTTTCCGGAATCGCTCAGCTGTCGTTCTTTCTGTCTCAGCTCGCTCAGATGATTTAAAACTTGTCCTCTCTTTTCTTCAAGAACTGTTGCGTCTGGTATTCCTTGTTTCTTTACGGTATCAATCTCAACCTTTTTGGCATCAATTTTCTTCTGGATATCTTTTCTGTCTTTGTTGAGTTTTTTCGCAACTTCCTCGACAGAATGATTCTTGATAATTTCCGAAACTTCTGGATTGTCCTGCAATACTTTATCCGCATTGAACCCTGTCATCTTTTCAAGCATTGCTCTGGCACTTGCTGTTGATTTTCGAAGTTCATTAAGGAATACTCTGGCATTGCTACACATCATAATGGTTTCTGAGTCTGATATTCCTTTTAAAAATTCCTTATATTTCGTCTGGTTGTAATCAAACCCATCAACCTGATATTTTGTGGTACTGGAAGATTTACCTTTCTTCGTTTCCTTACGGATCACGGTTTCCTCTCCATCAATCAGAAGTGTGAGTTCTCTTGATACGACACCCTCAACTTCTTCTCCGTCTTCTTTTCTTCTGACATTATTCGGAGATGTACCGTCTGCAAGCTTTCCGGTCAGTGTATCAAAATATGCGTCCATCAACGTTGTTTTACCCTGACGGTTCCTACCGGACACCATCGTTCGTGGTGCAAATTGGTATTCCGCTGCTTCAAATTTCTTATAGTTTTCAATGTTAACCTGTTTCAATTCTACTGTTTTCATGCTGTTTTATCCTCCACCCAATAAGCCGACACTTCATAGGCTATTTTCTTCTCGACCTGATCTCCGACTTTTTTGTTGTACTCTCTGCTCTGGATTCTTCCCTGTAAAATAATATGTGTGCCAGTTCCGCAGGTTCCCATGTATCTTGCATTTCTGCCCCAGCAGATGCATGGTATATAATCAGATATGCCGTATGATCTATTTACCGCCAGAAGTACATCTGCAATCTCTCTTCCATTAGGTGTTGTTCTGTATACTGGTTTCTTGCAAGTAAAACCATCCATAAGAATCTGATTAACTGGAAGTGCGTCTTTGTCCATGAATTTTGCTTCTCTTGCGAACACAAAAAGAAGCAATCTACTGCGATTTCCTTCGTGCTTATTGAACGATCTAAACTGCCCTTGAATTTCCATCATTTCTCCTGTATAGTTCTGATTCACATCAATGAGTCTCTCAGAAACTACAACCGGAAGAACATCTTTCGTTCCACTAAATCGTTCTACGCTAAGTTCGAATCGGTAAAATTTTTCACCATATACTTCATGGCTAAATTCAAATTCTGTTTTAATTTCTCCAACCAGTGTTACCTGATTGTTTTCCAAAAGCTTATTCAACTCCGTTTACCCACCTTTCTAGCTGCATAAAATAGGAAGGGATACCATTGAAGATACCATTGCACTTATGCAGAGCAGCTCAAGTACATCCATTTTCGTCATCCCCCAGAGCAATAATGCAATCGTGAAAAATGTTCCAACCTGTGCCATCACTCCGATAAAATACATTCTTTTTCTCATATCCCTCACTTCTTTCTTTTGGTTGCTGCTGCTGCAAGTAAAGCTACTGATAGTGCTACAACTGCGACTTCCAGACGTTTTGTTTTTGCCACCTGATCTGCGATGATTTCGCTTGCAAGACTCTGGTTTTTAGTTACGTTTTCGGTGTGTTTTGTGATTTTAGACATAAAAAATGCCCTCCTGGTATAAATTTTCTTTTCAAATACAGGAAGGTGTGCTATACTTATCCTGTATTTAACTTACCCTAATTAAGTTAGATACGTGCTCCGGTAGGTGTTGCGTCACCTCCGGGGCGTTTCACTCTTCTTTCTTATCGGAATCCCCTTCGAAATATTTAATCCCCATGATCGCAGCTACATACTTTTTATCAATGAATGTGCTATCATTAACATTTAAAACCGCTTCCAAAGCTGTAAGTCTGCCGGCTAGTAAAGCAAATTCTTCTTCGAGAGTTTCTGCTTCGTAAGTGTTTTTATTCATCCTTTGCCCCTCCCCAGATTGACGACAATGCTAATCCCATAAGTTTTCCAAGTACTTCCGCTCGCATATTGGAAAGTTCCTTGTCAAGCTTATCTTCCGTCCAGAACCCAACGTCTACAGCCTTTCTGATAAGTTTATCTCCTGTTTCCTTTGGAATATCTTCTTCCTCAAAAGTCTCTCTCAACAATTTAATAATCATTGACAAATCAGTCATTAAAACTGTTGTACTTCCCTTTACCTCAACTGCTCCATCTTTACTTTTAATCATTCTCTTTTCCTCCTTCAAAAATCTTTCTCCCCGATATTAATTCCGCAAACGTTCTAAGCGTTTCTGTCCTTAATCTGTCAAGTTCTTCTTGTATTTTTTCGTCTGTCCACAACCCCATCTGAGCTGATTCAGAAACAAGTTCATCGGCTTTTTCCTTGGAATATCCTTCTTTCACAAGGAAAACTCTTAGTCCCCTGCATATCGCGGTTAATTCAGAAAGCAACT